CCTAGCTTTTTAGAGGGTAAAACAACTTATGACTATGAACAAATCATGGAAATTTTAGACAGTCCTGATTGGACACAAGAAGACTAATTATGAAAGATAATATTTTATCAATAAATTTAGAAACAAGCACCGCACCTGTGGTGCAAGAAGTAAGAGGTAAAGATTACATAGAATACGGAACAGAAGATTGGAAGAACTTATATCCACAATTCTTGATAGACCTTTACTATTCTAGTAGTATTTCGGCAGCTATAATAAACGCTACGGCAGAAATGATTTCAGGTGAAAACCTAATCATAGAAGATGAAGAAGATAGAGATACAGAGGCTAGAGTTAAGCTTCAAAATTTTATGAATAGAGCCAACGGAGGAGAAAGTTTACACGAAGTAATTAAAAAAATTGCTTTTGACTTTAAACTACAAGGTGCTTTTGCTTTGAATATTGTGTGGTCAAAAGACAGAACACAAATCGCTGAAATCTATCATATACCTGTAGAAAAGATTAGAGCAGAAAAACCTGATGAATTTGGTAAGGTAAACGCTTATTATATTTCATCTGATTGGTCTAACACTAGAATACACAAACCATACAGAGTACCTGCTTTTAACGTAAACGACAGAACATCTCCTAACCAAGTTTTGTATTCAGGTCTTTACAGTCCTAATATGAATGTATACCACACGCCTGATTATGTTAGTTGTAACAATTGGGCATTAATAGATTCTAGAGTTTCTGAGTTTCATCTTAACAATATTTCATCAGGATTTAGTGGTTCATTCATGATTAGCTTTGCTAACGGAATACCAACACAAGAAGAGAGATTTCAAATAGAACAAAGTCTTACCGATAAGTTTTGTTCAGAAAAAAATAGTGGAAAATTTGTGTTGACTTTTAGTGATGACAAAACTAGAGTTCCTGAAATTAATTCTATAAGTCCATCTGACTTAGATAAACAATATTTAGCACTACAAGAATTATTGACGCAGAACATACTTTCAGGGCATAGATGCACATCTCCTATGCTGATGGGTATAAAGTCCGACACAGGGCTTGGAAACAACGCTGACGAGCTTAATTCAGCAGCGAACTTCTACCTTAATACTGTAGTAAAACCATTCCAAGATCAAATCGTTAAAGTTCTTAGAAAAATATTCATAGTAAATAACATGGATATGCCTGTAAATTTTGTTCAGCTTAAACCAATTACTCTAGACTTTACAAGCCAAGATTTGAAAGCGGTTATGACTCAATCTGAAATAAGAGAGGAGTTAGGGTTACCACCATTAGAAGAAGATGTAGAGGTAAGAGAAGATCTAGCCAAAGTAGGCAGTATGGTTACCGATGGTGTTGAGTTGCCTTTATTTGATAGTATAGAAGAAGCTGAAGCAGAAGCGAAAAAAATGGGTTGTAGTGGTTACCACGAGCATAAACAAGACGGCAAGACCTATTATATGCCATGTGAATCTCATGATCAAATAACTAGCTTGAAATCATGTAATTGTAAGTTAAGTGAAAACACAAAGTTGCAAAAATTTATACACGAATTTGGTGAGGATATTTCTGAAGATTGGGAAATGATTGAAGAAGAAGTTGTTGATGGAGAGCATTTAAATTTTGATTTTGAAAAAGAATTAAATACCATTACTAACGAAAAAATAGAATTAGCTAGAACACCAACGGCAAGACCTAATGCTAGAAGCGAACAAGATGGTGTAAATAAATCTTTTAATGATTATTACAAAGTAAGATACGTTTACACAACAGATGACTTCTTAACTAATAAATCAGGAACTAGTAGAGAATTTTGTCAATTGATGATAGCTTCAGATAAAATTTATCGTAAAGAAGATTTAGTAAACGCAAATAGTCAAGATTTGAATCCTGGATTTGGACATAAGGGATATGATTATTTAGAGGGAGTAGATGGTTCTTATAGTTTATTTTTATACAAAGGAGGTCCCCAATGCCGACACTATTGGTTAAGAAGAATCTATAAAACTTCTTTAAGAAACGCAAAACAACCAATCAAAGACGCAGAAGTTATTTCCTACACAAAAGCTATGAGCGAGGGGTTCACAGTTAAAAGGAATGACAGGTTGGTGGCTATACCACCGCAAAGAATGAAAGATCACGGATATTATCCTGAATAAAAAAATAAGAAAATGGCATACGTATTATTCATATCAGAAGCAAAATTAAAAGATTCAACGGCTATCAATCTAAATGTAGATATTGATTTGCTCTTACCGTATGTAAGACAGGCACAGAAACTGTATGTTGAAACTAAATTAGGAACAGATTTGACGCAGAAGCTAAAAGACGAAATCACGGCAGGAACCTTAGCAGGTGCGTACAAAACTTTGGTAGACGACTATATCGGTGATATGTTGCCGAATTGGGCGTTCTACCATGCCGTTCCCTTTCTTAGGTTTAAGATAGAAAATGGTAACATCTATAGTAAAACATCTGAAACAGGTACCGCACTAACGACTGAAGAAGCACAACACCTAAGAGAAGAGGTTAGAAATACCGCAGAATATTACACAGAAAGAATGATAGATTACGTTAGAAATAATCTTCCTAGCTTTCCTGAATATAATACTAATAGCGGTTCAGATGTTTCACCTGATAGTAACGCTTACTACAACGGAATGAATTTAGAACGACCAATGCAAAGAGGTACGAAACTAACTTTAAGAGATTTTTTAACACCTGATTTGACATAATGAAAAAACACTACAAGCCCAAACAAATAAATGTAACGAAGCTAAAATCCTACTTGGATAAAAAGCCAAAAAAAACAAACAATGAAAGAAATACAAGACAGTATACAGGTAGGACTAGCTAATGGTTCTGCGATTGGTTTATCAATAGTTGAAGCGAATGAATACTTAACATTCATCTCACTAAGTCTAGCCATCGCTTTTACTATATATAAATTTTTTATCTATGAAAAAAAGAAAGCTGAATAGTACAAATCCTAAATGGAAAAAAGATGATAAAGATATTCCTAAATTTCGTAAGGAGTTTGTTCAAGAAGTTAAAGGAGTCAAAATTTACAAACTATACTACACCTGATTTGGATTACCGAATTAACCTTTTATTAATAAGGGATACACATACTGATACATCTACAATAGGTAAGCTCTATCTTAACGGAGAATATATGTGCGACACTTTAGAGAATCCGTGGATGAATAACGAAAGAAACATATCTTGTATTCCTGCAGGTCAATATGATGTTCGGCTAAGATTAGCTAGAGAAAGTGCAACTAGAGATTATTTACATCTATTAGTGCAAGAAGTACCGAACAGAAGCTACATACTCTTTCATATAGGCAACACACCTAAAGACACGCAAGGTTGCGTTCTAGTTGGTTTAACTCGTGAACATGACTTTGTTGGTAACTCAAGATTAGCGATGGATTTACTAATGAAAGAAATCATTAGATTAGGCGGAGAAGAAATAAATTTAATAATCAAAAATAATTAATCATGAAAAATTGGATAACAAACGTAGTTCTTGGACAGATACTACACTCAAAGAAGTTCATTTACGCAGTAACAGGAATAGTCGTTCCATTCCTTATGAGTAAATTTGGATGGGCTCCTGAAGTAGCAGAAACAGTATGGCAAACATTCTTAGTATTAATATTAGGACAAGGAGTTGCAGACATCAATAAAAAATAATCGTTTTAGATTAAAACCACACGAGATAGTCGCCTTACAAAAAATGAGAGAAAAAGAAATCCGTAACGTATTAGTTATCGGTGACTTACACGAACCTTTTTGTTTGGACGATTATCTTACATGGTGTTTAGAGCAGTATAAAAATTATAACTGCACGGAAGTTGTATTCATAGGAGATGTGATTGATAATCATTTTTCTAGTTACCACGAAACATCTGCTGATGGTATGGGTGGTGCTGATGAACTAGAATTTGCTATAAAAAGAATAGCAAGGTGGAGAGAAGCGTTTCCAATAGCTACGGTAATAATTGGTAATCATGACCGCATAATAATGCGTAAAGCACAAACATCAGCAATCCCAAGTAAATGGATAAAATCATATAAAGAAGTATTAGAAGTTCCTGATTGGAATTTTGTAGAAAGATATGAAAAAGATGGTGTTCAATATATACATGGAGAGGGTGGTACGGCTAGAACTAAGTGTCGTGCTGACATGATGAATACAGTTCAAGGGCATTTACATACACAATGCTACACAGAACACTATGTAGGAAAGAAATTTAGAGTTTTTGGAACTCAGGTGGGATGCGGAATTAACCACAAATCATATGCTATGGCGTATGCTAAGTATGGAAAAAGACCTGCAGTTGGTTGTGCCGTTATCTTAAACAATGGCGAAACGCCTTTAAACCTTTTAATGCCACTATAATGAATCACAGACATCAAATCATAATGTATCTTCTTATTATCATTATTGTAATGGCTCTCGCTATCTAGTAGAGTCATACTTATTAACATATTTTTATTTATATTTTTGTTTATAAATTTGTTTATATCAAATATTTTTTATATCTTTGTTGTATACAAAGGGGGAAAAGAGAAAAAACAGAGAGAACTCCCAGCAACCAAACGGTTAGCTCACCAACGGACAGACCAAAACCCCCTTTAAATTAACAAGGTGTGTAATGGTAATAGTTTAAAAAACTATGATACACTTAATAAGAGAAAAAACAATAGCATACCAAACTCTTGCCTTATTATATTAACTAAAAATATGAAAACCATGACAAATCAAGAAAGAAAACAACAAATATTACAAGCATTAGAATTAATAATAGAGGCACAAAGTTTAGTAGAAGAAGCAGTAAGCGGAACAAGGCAAGAAGCACATTTCAATGCTTACGGACAATATGGACTTCAACAACTTTTAGGAAACGGAAACCGTTACGACAGTAGTTTAGAAAACTTAATTGAAGAACTAGAGTATGACCAATATTAAATCAATAATTATTAACTAAAAATATGAAAACTATGAAATATCTAAGCAATTATATGGAAGAAAAGCAAACAAAACTATTTGAAGAAACAGGCACATTCTTTGCGTTTAGCAATAAACAATATAAAGAAAAAGCTAAAAAAGATGTCAAATATATTAACATGGGTAACGGTATGATTACTGAAAAACCTAATGTAGAGAAACTTATTAATGGATTAGATCTTATATATAAAGAATCAATACAAGAGGATATACAAGAAAACGGAAAGGACGCTATTATATTAAGAGAGTTAGAAAACCATGAATGTTTTTATGTAGGAAACATAGAAGAAGCAGTAAGAAAATTAGAGGATTATCCATTTACAGAAGATGATATTTCACATATATATCAAAAAAATTATTCAAGAATTACAGAAAATTATTAATTAAAATATGAAAACCATGTACTCAGAATTTAGACTATTAAACGCAATCAACACAAAGGAAGCAATCAAAGCAATAAACCATGTTTTAGAGCATAACCCTTTGTTCTTAAACAAAGTAACCAATACATTATTAATTATCTTAAAATCATTAAAAGAAGAAGAAAGAGAATGGTTACTTGAAAAAACACCTGATGAAACAATAAAAGACTTATATATTGAAATTAAAGATAAATATTATGAGTTCCAAGATGTTACAAGATATAAACTTAAATTAAAATAATATGAAACTAATATGCAAAAACTATACATTTTATACAAATGGTACAGTATTGAATCGTGTCAAATATGATAGGCGTACTAGAATGACAGAGGGTTTGCCTGAATATATTGAACCACAAATAAAAATATTTGGAACTTTAGAACAAGTACAAAAAGCATTTGATGAATATGAAAGGGCTACAGGGCTAAACTTAAATGAAAAATTCACAATAAGAGTAGAGCCAAAGTACCACGAAGATGGTGAGTTAAATTATCATTATAAAAGTGAAAAAGAAAATGAAAGAACCAAAAGATTCTTACAATCATTACATAAAGAATATAAGGAAAACGGTAATAAAACTATAATAATATGAAAGAAGAATACAAAAAGATGACAAAAAAAGAATTATTAGATGTGATAGATAGTTATGGTTTAAGAACCATGAAAATAGAGAGCTATCAAGTATATAAAGATAGAGTACTTTTAGGGGGTACAGATCAAGAAGATGGACACTATTTTACAGTAGAGTGGGATTCTTATGATTTTTTAAATTGGATTGATACTGAGCATATTAACCATATTAAAGATGAACTAATTGAATACCTTAAAGAAAAATAATTATATTTAGCCAATTACTAACACTAAAAAAAACAATATGAAAACAATTAAAATCAGAGGAAACGATTACGTAGAAGTAAATACAAGAATCAAACATTTTAGAGAACATTACAAAGATTGGTCAATGTCTACAGAATTTGTAGAACTAACAGACAATAGATGTGTAATGAAAACAACAATTAAAAACCCTGATGACAGAATAATATCTACAGGAA